TTTAAGGAATTGTACGAAGCTGAGCCGAGTGATGATGCAGGAAACCCATTCGGAATAGATGCGATCAATTTATGCGTCGGGGAAATATCTCAAAAGCCGTCTATCGTGTTTGGTGTTGACTTGGCAAAATCTGTGGACTGGACTTGCATTGTCGGTCTTGATGAAGATTCAAATGTGTCATATTTTGATCGGTTTCAGACTGATTGGGAATCGACAGAGCGACGAATCACAAATGCCATTGGCAACGAAAGTGCATTAATCGATTCGACTGGTGTGGGCGATCCGATTGTTGAACGGTTGCAAAAAGAAAATCACACGATTGAAGGTTTCAAATTTACCAGCAGTTCGAAACAGCAGTTGATGGAAGGCTTAGCAGTCGCGATTCAAAACCAAGAGATCACAATCCCGAGCGGCGTATTGCTTCAGGAATTGTTAGACTTTGAATATGAATTCACGCGGACGGGTACGAAATATTCTGCTCCTGTGGGATTGCACGATGATGCGGTATGCGCTTTAGCACTGGCTCTGATGAAAACGAAGAACAGGCCGAGCTTCGGAATATGGTGATTATGTTTAGATGTCAGCGATGCCAGAAATTACTTGCGCAGCTTGCTGTCGTTGGCACAGTGATCAAATGTTCACGATGCAAGACAGTGAACAAGGCATGAAACGCAGCCCACTCAAACGCACTGGCAGACTGAACCCAAGATCTAAAAAAAGGAAAGACCTGTACGAGCGAACGGGCGGGCGCAGAGATTTCGTGATTGAAATGCTGCGTCGCTTTCCGAAATGCCAAGCAAATATTCTTGCCACTTGTTTGGGTAAATCTGTAGACATTCACGAACTGCTTGCCCGCTCACAAGGCGGCTCAATTCTCGATGAAGAAAATTGCATAGCCGTCTGCCGCCGTTGTCATGACTGGATTGGAAATAATCCTAGAGAAGCAACCGCCATCGGATTGCGGCGATCACTTTATAACAAATAGCAACTTCCGCCCAACTTGTAATTCATCACCAATTTCAAGTCGCATATCTTCTAAAACCTTTTGCCCGTTCACTTTGATCGCGCCTTGACCTAGCAGCCGCGCCCACGATCCATGTCCACCGAAGTGGAGCATGAATGTGTCGCTGAGTTGATTGTTCAAATGTTCTAGCGTTTCCATTTTAGAATTCCTCCTGCATGTCTGGACTAGGAAATAACATCTCGTGAATCCGCTCGTCGTGACTTTGTTGAAATTCAGCAATCAGCGCAAGTTGCTCGTCTGTCAGTTCTGGCTTCTTGCCGAATAACTCTTGCCCCCATACTTTTGTTTCTCTCGGTGCTATTTTTGGAATTTCTGGCTGCTTCATCGTTGTCTCCTGTTCTGGTCTTTTCTTATACGTTCTTATTCTGAATTACAATCCACTGCATAATTACTTGCCAATTATTACCATTTGCATGCACTTCGAAAATAGCATCCCTGATTCTTTCGGCTTCTCTCAAACCTTGTTCAGTTCCAAGATTGCTGCTTTCGTGCATTGCTGTTACTGCAATATTGAGTAATGTATTTATGGATGCGAATTCAGTGACCATCGTTGTTTCCTGTTCTGGTACAAATTCTGATTCTTTTGTAATTTCTAAATTCTTAAAGTGTCCCATCGTTTTCTCCTTTTGTTCTTCCGTTCGTTTGTATATTTATTGTAACATACTTTTATACATTGTGCATGAGGAACGCGGCACGAGTCCAACGCTCGACATTGGTGTCAGTGCCGCTGTGTCCATGCAGTCGAATCTGAGCCTCAGCCATTTTGACGATGGCGATCCTTTGTTCGAGCAGTGCGAGCGTGTGTGCTTTTCTAGCTTTTTCCGCTTTGCCTAGCCGTGTTCGCCCGTCATGCCAATTTAGGACTTTCGCCCGTGCTTCTTTCAATGCCTTCTTGCAAGTTTTAATTCTGCGTCGAATGTGTTGGCAATCTTCCGCAGTGTGGTCATTGGCCCAATCTGAATCATGTCCTGTGTCGAATCGCGTTCCGACTCTCGCAATGTTGGCAAGGTCCTTCAGCATAATTTCGAGCGTCGCAGTTCGCGGCCCGAAAAACATGCCATCGGGCAACTCCTGCGCATCTATAAATTCAATAAATTCATTATTCTGTTTCATCGTTATCTCACTTTCATTGCTTCTAGTAGCTGCACAATTTCAACAGCTTCGTTATTAATTTCATCCAGTCTTGCGTCTGTTCGCTTCGTGCCTTCTACGTGCCAACATCCAACCATTCGGTCGGCTCTTGCGGCTGCGTGTCTTTTGCGGTTCTGCTTTAGCAAGTGTTTCAGTGCTTGTTCTGTGTTCATCGTTTTCTCCTTCTATTCTTGGTTCCAATAATCTATGCTTCGTCGCGCTTCAGATTTGCTATTGCGTTTTTTGCGGTTAGTAAAAGCGTCGCCGATGGAATCATTCCCATTCCATGCAGCAGTTTCTTAATAGCAGCAATTTCATTTTCGGGCAATTGTCCATCGTCTCGAATAAATTTTTCAAGCGTATTTATTACCTTCTCTAATCGCTCGGTATTCAGTTTGTCATTTGCGATCTTGCTCTGCTTGTATGTTTGGTTTGCCATCGTTTTCTCCTTTGTTCAATTAATAATTGTTATTAACTTATACTAAGTATAACAACATTTTATACATAATACAAGTGGTTCAGACATTCAATTTCAAATTAGTCATCGCAGCCCTGAACGATTTGAATTCGCCTAGCTGCGACACGTTTCTGATTCCGACTCTGCTGTTTTCGTACACTTGTCGAACAGTGTATTTTCTAACATTGTCTGGGCCGCATTCGCTACTGACGAAATATCCATACTCGCCAACAAACTCAATTCTCGAATCGAAAAATCGCATCGTGCTTTCTTCGAACCAATGTCCGTCTGGTGCGTATGTTTTGTAGAGCTTGATTAGTGTTTCAACTTGGTACGCAAGATCCTCCTGCTCTTGCTCGTACTGTCTTTCCAATCTGTCTTGTTCGTGTGCGTGGCTCATTAGTTAACTCCTAATCTAGTAAAACCATATATGCTTTTGAATTGTGTTCCCTGAACCAGTCACAGCCCGCCGCCACGGTTTCATAGTCGCGCATACTTTCTGCTCCTTTAACCAGATCGTGGACTGCGACTTCTTCTGGTGTGAGTAAAATTGTTGCACCAGTGTACGGGTTAGAAATGTGCTCAGGCTCAGTGCCAACATCTAATTTCGTTTTCAATAATTTGTCTATATCAATCATCTTGCATTTCCTTTCGTTCAATTTGTAATTGCTTTTCCACCATTAGTTTGTGAATTTCTGCATCAAGTTCCATTAGTGTGGGTATGTCATGCACTCGCTTCAGATTGTTGATTAGTACGATCCGAAGCTGTGCAGTCAGTTGGGCCATTAGTTTTCACCTTCTTCTAGTTCATCATGAAACTTTTGCAATGCTCCAAAGTTAATTGACATAATTAATTCGATAGCTGCGTTCCCAATTTGCCGTTGCGACTTTGTAGTTCGCTTATGCAAATCCTCAAGCCTTTTGTTGACACTGTGGTATCCCCACACGGGGTCTAACTTATTCAGTTGAGTTAAAGTTACTTCAATCTGATCAAGTACATCGCCATACAAATCTCTCGTCAACAGAAAGTTCATCAGCAAAGACTTATCATCCCTATCTCCGCCAGCCGACAGCAATGCATCGATAACTGCGTCATTGCTGTACTGCACATTCGGCGGCTGTGGAAATTTCAGTTCGCTGCTTCGTTCTATCATTTCATTACGTTTCATTTCTTCTCCTTTGTTCTTCACTTCACAATTTATGAAGCTATATCGACCCGCCACATCCTCCAATGTGTCGAGTCGACTAGTCTCACGAATCGTTATCCGAACAGCCCTGACTTCAAGATCTGGAACTGGTGATTACACTCAGGGCAGATGACGCTTTCGATGGGCTTTTGCGCATCATCATCTGGCTCCTCTGGCTTAACCTTATCCTCGAACTTGTGAAAGGTTGTCGGCAGCTTTTCGTTTCTGTCTAGCTTGTCGGAAAATTTCTTTCCGAACTTACCGCGCGACAGAATGTCGTATTCGCCGAGCGACGCATACGCATTCGCTTTCGAATTACTTGACCACCTGAGCGAAGTAGGAAACACTCGTGCCACCACTTCCGCAACCGCTTCATCATCTTGCACATATTCCAAAGCAGGTTTAATGAACTCAGCATCAGCATCAGCTTCATTCAAAATATGTGGGGCAGCTTCTATCACCAGACCGATTAGTCTTTCGATGTATTTCTTGCTCACCATATCTCTCGACATTGGAACTGGCACTTTCTGATTGACATTTAGTGAGTACGGAAAGTCATGTGCCATCTGACACACTGGAACTCCTAGTTCGTACAACCACGCATCAGGCTCATTCTCGCTAGTCTCGATTATTGTGACATCACTTTTTCTTTCAGTGGGTCTCATTGCGACCGTGCCATCTACATCTGACAACACAACAGTTGGCAAGCTCACATTCACGACATCAACTTTATTGATTCCATTCGAAATAAGTTTTCCGTTCACTGTGTAAATCAGACCTTCGGGAGCTATCACTGATTCAAGTTGCTGAATAGCTTTCTTGACCAAATCAAACTTCCAAGCAAGCGTCGCAGTAATTTGAGTTCCTTGCCGTTGCTCTGTTCGGTGGTGAGTGTGATTCCTCTTACCATCGACAAATTCAACAGTATGGGAACCTGTCACAATCTTCGCTTCCTTTGCCAACGCCACGAGTTGCTTTTCGCCTGCGTTGAACCGACCTGACACTTTTGTATTGGTGCGCTTTTGGGTAGTTCTAAAGAATGTCCAAATGTCAGACACTTCATCAAACCCTGCACCATCATCAGTGACAGTCAGTATGGCAGGAGAGTTCCCTTCCTTAGTGAACGTCACTTCACAAAAGGTAGGCCGTCTCTTGCCTTCAGCGTAACCATTATATTCATCGAATACATTGGCTACAATTTCTATCGGGTGACGCCATTCATCAGCGCCCCCAATAATTTCCTGAAGTCCTTTTACGTTGACCTCAAACGCTTGGGGTGAAGAACCCTTGTCCATCGTTACCTCCATCTTCACTGCTAACCATTTGGTTAACTTGTATACTTGAGTATAGCACACTGTTATACATAATACAACAAACATCACAGACAGCGGTTCGGCGTTTTGTTACCAATGTGACTCTGAACGCAGTATTTCGTGATATCATTTCGCTAGTGGCCTGAAGCAGACGTGTCCGAACTGCTGACAGGATGCGTATGCCAAACCTCTGGCCGTTCGGTACAAAAGAAGAATCATCGTTTGAAGTAAGCGCCTCCGTACCAGTCGGATTCGGCTCGGGCTATATTCAGCAACCAGATTACAACTATGAAGCGTATGCCAAACAGGGCTATGCAAAAGATGAATTGGTCTACGCCTGTATCAGAGAACTGACAACAGCATCAACCGAACCGAATTACAAAGTGCTCTTGCCAACAAGCGGCGAGCCAATAGAAGCGCCTGACACCAATCCCATCTATCGCCTGATCCATTATCCCAACCCGAATCAAGATTTGTTTGATCTACTCGAACAGATGATCGTTCATTTGAATGTCGCAGGCAATGCGTATTTATTCAAAACCAGGGATCAGCGCGGCCGCATGATTGAGATGCACCTTCTCAGACCTGATCGCGTGTCTATCAAATCAGACGCAAAGCACGGCGTCATGTTATATGAATATGACCTCAACGGAACGACCTACGACATCAGCGCGGATGATATCTCGCACCTGAAATACACTAATCCAACAAATGACCTCTACGGGCTAAGTCCACTGACTGTTCTGGCCAAGACTATTAACCTTGATTTGTCTCAGTTGGCATTTGCTCATGCTTACTTTGCGAATGCTGGTGTCCCGTCTGGGATGTTGAAAGTGAAGCGCAAGATTCAAAACGACGAGCAAGCCAACACAATCAGGCAGCGATGGCGTTCAACATTTGGCGGTCCGAACAATTTCCATCGGATCGCTGTACTCGATGAAGATGCAACCTATGAAGCTGTCGGTGCTGGCAATCTGAATGAGATGGCTTTTCCAGAATTGCGCGACACTGTTGAGTCTCGAATTTGCATGGCGTTCGGAGTCCCGCCGATCTTAATCGGATCGGTACTCGGCTTGAATCGCTCTACCTATTCCAACTACAAAGAAGCGCGGGCATCGTTTCAAACTGAAACAATGATCCCACTCACGAATAAGATCGTGAGATTCCTGAACCACTGTTTCTCGTATGAGTACAAAGGTGCGGGCTATGTGGAAGCCGACTTCACTCAGATCGCAGCACTGACAGAAGATCAGACATCTATCACTGACCGCATAATTAGACAATGGGATGCGGGGCTGATTTCACTAAACGAAGCACGGGCGGCGATGAGTCTTGATCCGTTACAAGGCGGAGAGATCCGACGGCTGCCTTTGAACGTGCTTGAGTTATCATCCGACCAAGTTGAAATTACCGCTCCGCCTAGTATCGCGCCAACGGAGCAACTACAACTCAAGGCCGATCTGCCTAGGTTGCTTGATCCTGATTCCCCATATACACCAGACGATGATGCAACGCTGCCACCTCAGCAGGAACTTCTTGCGAATCTGCTCGACCTACGATTAGATGAGGCGGATTACCTTGAACCAAAACTGGACAGATTTTTCAAGCGGCTACAGAACAAAGTCGACGGGACTCTGGGCAGACTAATTGAGGAAGGGCATATTGAAGAATCAGCCACCGTTGGTACGGTTAAGCAACCGATCTCGCTTGAGGCTATCGGGTATATCCAAGCGGCGATGGATGCGGCAATTCCGCCAGTGTCCGTTGCTGAGTTGCGTGGCATCCTTTCGCCGAGTTATGAACGCATGATAAAAAAGACATTCAAGGAATTAGGTGAGGGAACTCGTCTTGGTCGCCTTAAGTTTGATGCGAAGTCTGGGGCGGTTAGGAAGATTATGGGGCTGCCAACTCAAAGCGCATCCGAGGTTATCGGCTACACGCAGAGACAACTACGGGAAGCAGTTATCCACGCAGCAGAACGAAATTACACAACTGCCCAATTAGCCAACGGCGTGGCTGATGATGGATTTAAGGGCGTGCGCCAAATTGTGAAAGACACCTATAAGAACCGCACCCGTGCTATCGCTCGAACAGAAATGGCGAAGGCTCAGAACGGTGCGACTGTTGTGTATACCACTGAGCAGGGCGGCCAGTGGGTTCAGGCGTATGACCCTGATGGCGACTCGAACGATAAATACATCGCCGCTGGCGACGCTTTCGGGCGAACCTGTATCCAACGTCATCTCCAATGGTACAACGTCGAAACAGATAATCCATTTGATGTAATCGACCATCCCAACGGGCGATTACAATGGCTGCCGCAAGACGAACTCGGATTCACGCCCGCAGGAAAAGCTGGCGCAGTCATTGAAATGAAACAAGGGGAAGTGATCGGAGTAACGCATGCAGTATAAATCCTCAACACTAACCGACATCAAAGTGATGGATGAGGCGCAAGGGATTGTCGAAGCGTTTACGAATACGATGGGCGCTATCGATGCGGATGGCGACGTAATTATGCCCGACGCATTTGACAATAGTATTTCCTACAACATGCCTGTCACTGTTCTTCAAGGACATGACTCAAGCAAAATAATCGGCAAGGTTCTTGAAGCTGCACCGATCACTGTTGGTGATGGCGAAGCGAAGTTATGGAACAAAATTCAATTCAATCTCGAAACGCAGATGGGTCGTGAGGCGTTTAGTAATGTCTCAGGCGGTTATGCGAAGGAATGGTCAGTTGGGTTTAACATTCCTGACGGTGGAGCGGAGTTCACCCAATACAATAATTCCAATGTGCGAATGATTAAGAATGTAGACTGGATTGAAGTCTCATCTGTCATTCGTGGCGCGTCACCTGACACCCAAACCATTAGCGCAAAGTCAGAGGACAAAGCCGCGATCCCATATCGCGAGACAGAAACTACAGACACCGAATGGAACGGGCCGCGCACAGTTGCAGCCGTTCCAAACGATTCAAATAAATCAACACTGCGGCGCATGTTTGCTTATGTAGACAGCGATACCGATGGGGAAGTGAAAAGCGATTACAAATTTCCTCATCATCAATGGGATGGGGGTGTTGGAGCCGCTAACCTTCGAGCGTGCTCTGCGGGGATTGCCGCACTCAACGGAGCAAGAGGCGGCACCTCCATTCCTGAATCAGATCGCAAGGGAGTTTACAACCATTTACGGAGACACCTAGAATCAGATGATCGAGACGCACCTGAATTATTGAGCGCAGCACAGGCTGACGAAATAATGACAAGTGCAGAAGATAGACGGCGACGGCGACGCCAATACGATGAAACTATCGCCGATGAAAAAGCAACAACGGAAGATCACGATTGGCCTGACGCCGATGACGAAGTGCCTCTGGTAACAGACGCATTTGTGCCATCCACGCAGGAACAACGAGATCAGATCAGGGCTAAGCTCGACGAATTGAGAGCAAGGCAGATCGGTTTCCGTTTAAGAAACAAAGTCTAGTGAAAGGAAATACTGTGGATACCACAGAGAAATTTGCACGAGCGGATGCGCTTCGGTCATTAGCCGAAGAAGCATTAGCTCAGGGAGATGTCGAGAAGGCCGAAAGCTTTACCGACGAAATGGAAGGGCTGCAAAGTGAAGCAGAAAAAGAGTCGAACGTAACAGAGCGACTCGCCAAGGCTCACGAAGCAACCATGAAGCCAGTTAATCAAGTTCCAGTTGCATCTGAAGATGTGGCTGTGGACTCGAAGAACTATCAGCGCGGTGATGGTACATATCAAAACCACATTGATGCGAACTACAAGCCAGCAGGCTATCAAAAAGATTTGCCGCCTATGGCTCAGATCAAATGGGTTCAAGATAAGATGGGAGCCAACCTCAAAGCTGAGGCCGCGTTCCAGACTGACACTTGGATGAAGTGGTTCACTTCAAAATCATCGGATGAGTTTTTTCGAAACGCTTCTGCTGACGAAGCCAAAGCGATGCAAGAGGATACTGACAATGAGGGCGGGTACTTCGTTCCTGAGGAATTCATTAATAACACATATGTAATTCCACAGGCATCGGGCAGCCAGCTTAAGGATGCCTCTACTCTGATACGGGTAAATTCAAAGGATGGCTATGTGCCAACTCTGGACAGTTTAGCCATGAATTATCTAGCTGAGGAAGCTGCCTTCACTGGAGTGGAAGCCACTCCAACAGTTGGGCAGGTCGCATTCGGCGTTTTGAAGGTTGCGGGTCTTGTCCGTGTATCTGATGAATTGCTTGCCGACTCGGTTCCAAACTTGCCTGCGCTACTATCTCAAATCTTTCAATCCGCCAACGGCAGATTCCAAGACAAAGAGATTTTGGCAGGTAACGGCACGGCTCGATATAACGGGATCGTGAATGGAACTGACGCTGCTGGTAGCTCAACGACATTTTACACGATGGCAAATGCCACTTCGGTTGTAGCTGCTGACATCATCGGCGCTTACTTCGATGTTCCGCAACAGCATCGTGGCGTTGATTCGTTCAGGTGGATTTTCCCATCTGAAATTTCGGCGCTTATAACTTCCGTCGGTACAACTGCCGCAGGGGTTCACGCTGTTGATTCGTTGGTGAACGCGCCAGATGCGTTCCTAATGGGTCGCCAAGTTCTCAACGTCGATGTGACTGGTCAGCCGTTAGGCACGACGATCACATCAACTGAAAAGATTGGTATTGCGGGAAACATGTCAGCGTACTATCTGTTCGAAAGGGCAGGAATTAGTATACGCAGAAATGACTCCCTCTATATGGGCAATGGTCAGGTGGGATTCTTTGCAACATCCCGATCCGATGGTCGCATGGCAACCGCCGATGCGTTCAGGATTCTGCGTGCTGCGTAGTAAATAGTTAAGGACTGATCACGGGGTCAGTTTTTAGTAGGGTGGGGTTGGTAAAGTATACCGCCAGCCTCACCCCACAATGAAAGGAAGAATTAT